TGATACATACGGAACCACACAGGATCAGGACCTCTACGCACACGCCAAACTTCACCATAGATACTTTTGATCATATTCGCTTCATTTTCGAAACGCACATCTGGAATAACAAAATTTACGCCAGGATTTTGAACAATAGTTTTCTTCACAAGACTTACCCATATACCATCATCAAATCCATTACGCATACAATCTGTACCAAATTCTTGTAGAACTAATCTTGGGCTTATAATTCTTCCGGTTTCCTGTGACCAAAAATCATCTTTTTGTTCGCGCCAAGCTCTACTTTCATCAGTATCACCTTCAAGCATTTGTCTGTCCCAACCAAAAACTTCTGCAACACCGTCTTTTAGTTTATCAGCAAATGAAATCTTAGTATAGCCATACTCTTGGACAAGCATGTCTGCAACAGTGCCTTTGCCCGAACCAATTAAACCACAAATACCTATAATCATAATAAATCCTTCAAATAATATAAAGTATATAAGATTTATTTGCTTTTGTCAAGTAGTTTTTGGTAGGCTTGTTCAAAACCTTCTTCGTGTAGATATGCTTCGTTATTATTCCACATACGTTTGAAGTATCCAGGTGCTGATTCTAGTATTGTTTGTTCGCTTGCACTAAAGTGTCCTTTAACCATCCAAAAAAGCCTATGGGCTTCTTTGTGGCTAAACTCTGACATTATCCTATAGTAAATCCGTAGCCAACACCACCTGGTATAGAAGTGCTAACTTCTTGCTCTAGTTTTTCCATTTCTGATGCTGCTTCTGCTTTGAGTGCATCACCATTCAATTGTCCGCCGCCTTGTGGTCCAGCAATAGTAGCAAATTTACTACGTGCTTCTCCAAGCATATATTTGCAAGTAGCAACTGTATAATCTTTGATCCACTGTTTGGCAAGATAATCATCAAATAACTGTTCATCTGGACGATAATTATAGCACAGCAGTAACAGTGTTTCTTCTGTACGAGAACGCTGTAGGATAGTTAATTTTTTATTTGCTGTATTCCATTTAAATTCAATAAATGAGCCAAACATTCTACCCACAAGCTCTTGATATTGTGAAAAGAAATCATATGTAGCAAGTCCGCCCATGTTAGAACTTGCCAACAAATATGTGTTTGTATAGGCTAGGTTAAACGGTTCAAATAAAGTTCCGCCGTCACCTCCTCCTGAACGTGAACCAATTGATCTACGGAATATTCTTCTTACTTCTACTATTTCATTTGGTAGTGTGTATTCATTTTGATCGATTACAGTAGGCATAAAGAAATAGCTTTCTTCCACTGAATTGTCCGACCTTTGACGAAATTTTGTTAGTGCTTTTGATAATGCTGTCTCATAATGAACAGGATCAAGTTCAACATCAACCATGCCACCACCTAACATGTTGTATACATAGTCAAATATTTCTTGTTTCTTGGTTTTTAAGGTTGCCATACGAAAAGTTCTCCACAAGTATTTATCTTACGCTAAATATGTATATGCCAAGATTATCTTTATACAAACCAGAGAAAGGCAAAGATTACGAATTCATAGACAAGCGTATCTATGAAATGTTTACTGTGGGCGGCACAGACATCTTTGTACACAAGTATCTAGGTCCAAAAAATCCTGATGAAGCAGATGCTACAGCGGATCAGCCCCGTTATGATGCTGTAAAAGAAACTAATATACAAGACATGCTGTTTATGGAAAACAGAGATCGCAAGTACGATCCAGATATCTACAATATGCGCGGTATCTATAATGTGCAAGATATTGACTTTAATATGAGTCAATTTGGATTGTTTTTAAGTAATGATACACTGTTTATGACTATACATATTAATTCAAGTGTCAAAACTTTAGGTAGAAAAATTATGCCCGGTGATGTAATTGAACTACCTCACCTTAAAGACGAGCATGCACTTAATGATTACACTGTGGCTCTAAAAAGATACTATGTGGTAGAGGATGTAAACAGAGCAGCAGAAGGATTTTCACCTACTTGGTATCCACATTTATATAGAATTAAATTAAAACAAATAGTTGATTCACAAGAATTTAAAGAAATACTAGACTTACCTGCAGAAGAAGACAATCCTGGCGGTAATACTTTAAGAGACCTGTTATCAACTTATGAAAAAGAAATGCAAATTAATAATGCAGTAGTACAACAAGCAGAAGCTGATGCTGCCAAATCAGGTTATGACACTAGTCATTTCTTTAGTTTGAAAACAGACGAAAATGGTGAAGTTGAACTTGTTACAACTGATACAAGTGAACTAGATGCAAGTACACAAAATGAACTTGCTGACAGAGTAATGCAAACCCCTGATAGAGAAGGCTATCAAGGATATTTACTCGGTGACGGAATACCTGCAAATGGTGAGGCATTTGGTCATGGATTAAGTTTTCCAACAGGTAGTGTAGAAGGTGATTTTTTCCTAAGGACAGATTTTATGCCAAATAGATTGTTTAGATATGATGGTACACGGTGGGTTAAACAAGAAGATTCAGTACGTATGACGCTAACAAACACAAACACAAGAAGTCATCAAAAAGGTACATTTGTTAATAATACTAATACTAATGAAATTGGTGGTGAAAATGTGCAGGAAAGACAAAGTCTGTCACAAGCACTTAGACCTAAGGCAGATAACTAATGCAACACTTTTATGATGGACAAATAAGACGTTACATTACCCAAATTGTAAGATTAATGAGTAATTTTTCTTACAAAGATGGAAATGGCAACCTTACTGAAGTTCCAGTCATGTATGGTGACATAACTCGTCAAGTGGGTCATATATTAAGAGACAATTCAGAAAACAAAATACCAAGTGCGCCAAGAATGGCTGTATATGTAACCGGTCTAGAAATGGATACAACAAGGCTTGCTGATTCAAGCTATGTTAATAAGTTGAACATACGTGAACGTGCTTATGATGCTAATGGACAAGAATACCTTAACACAGAAGGTAAAAATTACACCGTAGAAAGACTTATGCCAACACCATACACATTAAGTTTAAATGTTGACATGTGGACTACTAACACCGATCAAAAATTACAAATTATGGAACAGATTTTAATGCTGTTTAATCCAAGTTTAGAAATTCAAACCACAGATAATTATGTAGATTGGACCAGTTTAAGTGTTGTTAATTTAGATACTATTAATTTTAGTGGTAGAAGTATTCCTGTTGGAACCGAGAGCGAAATAGATATTGCTACTCTAGGATTTAAAACACCTATATATATTTCTCCACCCACAAAAGTAAAACGTTTAGGTGTAGTGACCAGTATTGTACAGAGTATATACGATGAAAGCAAAGGAACTATTGAGTTAGATCTAAGTAGACCGCAAGGACAAGTAAGTGATGCTGCTGTAGGTGTTGCTGTTCCTAATGCAGACGTAAGAACTAATGTATCTATAACACCTACTGGTTCTATAGATACAAGGCAGTCTAACAAAGACTTGTTTAGACAAGATGCAGCTACTGTTATTTCTAATTCTTATAGAGATTATGATCTATTAGTAATGACAAACACAGCAAAAATTATTAAAAATGGTGTGGTTGGTAGTGTGCTATGGGAAGCATACATAAAAGCATTCCCTGAGGTATTTGAAGCGGGTATAACAGAATTAAGATTAAAAAGAAAAGATGTAGACAATGAAATCTCAGGAACAGTTGCTATTAACTCAAACGATCCTACTGAATTAATTGTAAATTGGGACAGTGATACTATACCTAGTGATACGGTAATTACTGGACCAACAGGCGATGCAAATAAAATAAGTTATATTATAGATCCGACAAAAACTAGTCCTGTATCTCTTAGAACAACAGGAACTAGAATACTTCTTCTAGGCTCAGGTATTGGTGACGAAATAAATGTAGATGGTGCAGATGATTGGAAAAACACAGACGGAACTGATTTCATTGCTGGAGAAAACGACATAGTTGAATGGGACGGATCTAAATGGCATGTGGTATTTGATAGTAGTTCGAGCACAGAT